GTCCTGGTTACCCAGGTTCCTCGTTTGCGAAGTGTCGACATGCCACGTGTGGGCATCCCCTCATTCTCACCGATAGCCTGATCCTCACGGAGAGGGCTAGAGGTGGAATGGAGAGAGGCTAACACGGCCGGTTCGTAAAAAACGACCGGTTTCTTTTCTGGCTTGAAGACCCAGTGACTCACGATAAAGCCTTCAAACATCGGATACTTTTTAGAGGCAGGTATGAACCTTCCTTTAGGAGCAGCCGACCAGAAGACCGTATCGCCCAACCCAGAAGGCCCAAAAAGCCTAAAATCCGGGTGAGCAAGTCGCAGTGCTTTAGCTGCGGTCTTGCACAGAGGTATGAGACCTTTTAAAACTCCGTTATGGAATTTTTGTAGGTCTCTAGTGTCACGAAGAAGAGATCGTACGAAGTACGGCCTCACATTGGTACCAAGGAAGTAATCCTTTCCACAGGATTCACGAAATACCCCAGAGTTGTAAGACTTTGAAGCATTAACCGTGAACCCCAGGAAGGAAAGCGCACGCGTGAGAAGATCAAAGCCTTCGACACCGATAGTAATATCGTCGCCGAAGACCATCACTTCCCAAGCGGGGATGCCAAGCTCTTCGGCTACAGCAGAAGCTGTAGCATAGAAGAGGATGGTTTCCATCTCGAAGGTATATCCATTCCCCATAGAGGAGAATTTACTATACCAACCAGAGGCGCCGCCCATTCGCCAATGGGCGCTGCGGCAGGCCTTCATTGCTAACAACCAATCGGTTGGAAACAATGTATCGATTACGACTTTAGCAGCCGTATCCGAAGCCATTGACAAGTCTATAGTCGCTACTTTTCCTGTCAGGGAACCGTAGCTAGCCAGGTCTCGATTCGTTTCTTGCGAAGAAAGGTCAACCCCGTGAAGGGCAAGCCTTTCCCGCATCAACTTACCGATTCCAAGCTGAATAAACGAGTCAGCGGAAGGCTCCGCTGCGATAGACCGTAAGGTCTTCGCATCCTTGGGAACCAAAACGACCTTATTGCCATTACTCACACAATAGAAGCCCCGTTGAAAGGACTTCCAAAGTGTTATCTCCTCCAAAAGAGGGGAGAAAAGAGTAAGGCAGGGGCCTGAGCCTGTAATAGGCTCAAGGTATTTTTCGTACACTGAAGTACGGGGGTTACGGATACTAGTTGTAGCACCCGGTCCCCATCGACAGAGCTCAGATAAGCGAGCAGACGGAAAGCGCCCTAAAATACGATGGATCCGAGATTTCGTCATCGAAATGATGCGATCAATCCCGGAGCCTGGGTAACGAAGCCCAGGATCTCCATAGTAAACGGAACGCCAACGTCTATTCGTCTCTGAACACTGCGACTCCCCGCTCTCGAACCTCTCGAGCGCTACCTTTCGCTTGTCAAAGCTTGTAGGTAGGAAATCCGCCTTGGATAAAAGCTTCGTAGCCTGATAGGCTTTGAAGAAATCCTCAGCGTTTTCGAACCAACTTGCGTCTATCGGAAGTCCTTCTGCGATCAGATCCCACTGCTCGTATCTTAATAAAATACGAACGGAGAGAGACCTGGCACAGTTGAGTTCCTCCAATAGTGACACGCAAAGAGATAGAGTGGTCTCCATCGCTTCCCGCTGAGCGAGTAACGATGACGAGGGCATGAAACCAGCCCTCATACTCCATCACTCCTAAACGAAGAGTAAGGCGAGGGACTGATCGCATTAACCTTGCTATCAATCCATTCATACGAACTTCCGTTTAGGGAAAGGATATAGAAATCCTCTTCAGTAGCCAGAAAGTACTGCTGAAACGACTTAACGAAGTTAAGGAGTCCAGTGACACCTTCTGAGATACGAAGAGGACCCCATAATACCTCGATGAACTCTAGGTCACCGTGGATATGATAGGAGAGAGTAATCTCGCCTTCATAAACTCGGAACTCAGGGTTAACCGGGATACGTGTGGGAGGGACATCGAAGACCGTCTTATGGAGATTTACTTCCATTAGAAAGTATCCGGGCCCTTTTCTAGTAGTCTCAAACATACTAACCTTTCTAGGGCAAAGCCCTAATGGTGGATGAACTCAGTTAGGGATTCGTCTCACGACGAACGTGAAGGTACACACCCACACCCAATCGACTCACGTCGGCCAGGTGTAGGAAGTGCACCAATCACTCACTTGCGTGTTCTGGAAACCAAGGATACCCATCTTGAAGAGGTCGGCCCGATTTTGGCCGGTACTCCTCGATGATGCGATGAACTTGATAAACATAGCACACTCGTAACCCTTAATTGCGGCGGGCAGAATGCCCGTCACAGTCGAGTTCGAGACCGTCTCAAGAACCGGTTGAACCATCCGGTAGTCGAGAACAAAACGGCCGCGGCCTGCATTCACGTCTTTGGACATGTTCGCTGCGATAGTAATCGCACCAAAGCCAATTGGAACCCCTGAGGGGTTACTGGCTGCAGTGCGGTCTTCCCAGCGAAACACGCCATTGATCGCATTTGCGACAGCGTACGTGTGATTGACCGGGGTGCCTAGGGCATCCGCGATCGTCATGTTGGCATAAGCCGCCATGATTTTCCTTTCAGAGAAAGTAGAGGCTCGTTCGAAGAACGGTCACCTCGTTAAGGATCCTAGCTGAAACTAGGGCCCTTGGCTACTTCTTAGAGAAAGCCTGTGTCAAGAGCGCTAAAGCGTTCCATACATGAGCAGTAGAGAAAGGATTTTTGAAGTGAGGAAGTTTCGGACTCGGAAACCCCGGGAGGGATATCCGATCGAAAATTACACACCCAGTAGATCCTTTCTTCTGCTCATTATAGAACTGATAGAGCCCTGGCACATGCCCTCCTTCAGAGTAGCCCCACGACGCGAACTCCCCCCCAATTTGGAGGGTGCTTTTGCATCCATCGTGAAAGTTCCAACCATGGTCAGCAGTTAGCTGATCAAGGTAGGTACCGACCGGTAAAAACCAGTCAACCACGAAGGACCACGGCGTGATTTCCCATAAGACCCCAGCAGGGTTGGTAAACCCTAAAGCTGCGGGCTCCGCAATTGATGCATTCGGGAAAGCCCGAATCATAAATTTGCAGAGCGACTTAGTTCTCCGCGAACCGCCCATGTGAACACCGCGTAAGTTAGTAGACCAAGAGGCGTCTGACGGCCCCGAGGTCTCCGAACTGCGGGTCACACGGAAAGTTCTTGGAAGAGTAAGCTCTCTGTGGTGAAGACCATTAATAACCGAGTAGATATCACCAAGTAGGGGTTTCCACCCATACTGAAGTTCTAACCACTGGTTAGCAATGTCTTTACCACGCAACTGCTTAGCAGTTTTGGGATCCCCAAACATCCTTCGGACGGCTGAGGATAAATTTCCGCGTTTAAGATCTCGGGCGGTGTAAGCAAGCCGTTGAATGGTATTGACTACCATATTAGCGACCTGCTTCCGCTCCCCGAGCATATTCGCGAGATTGGCACCTTCCCCTTTCATCTCATCAAGGAGCTTTGAAAGCGCCTT